ATCACCTCCTAGATCTTCTACATCACCTCCTATATCACCTCCTATATTTACTACATCTTGTCCAAGATTTGCGGCCGAATGAAGCTCTGAAGTAATATCATCAAAAAGCCCCCCTTCAACCAAACGACCACTCATCATTTGGGAAACTACAAATCCCAATACAAACACTACAAGTAATACCAACACGTCTTCTTGATTCATATATATACATTACCAAATATATTTTTTTTTTTGGATCAATTCGTAAGATGTCAGATTTGTTTTTATTTAATTATGAATCAGAAGGAATAGTACCCGTATCTTGCAATGAATCTTTATCTGTCGTGATTGATCGTAGGAACAACGTATTTTCCACATTACATTCACCCTCACAACAACCATTTTTTTGATTCTCTATACAAAGAGCACATTGACCCATTGTTAAATCATCGTTTGAACAAAGTTTTTTTGCATCTTCTGTAAGGTCTGTTATTTTACCGTCTGTTATGAATGTCTTTATTAATTTATTTTTACTAGTATCACAAGCCAAATCGTTAACAAGACTACCATTATTATTGACACATAGTACAGTGTAATATTCTTGAGAACCCAATCGGCCTTGAAATTCTTGTGATACTTTTCGACCTAGTAATTCGTATCCATTATCATTTGATCCTTCAACCAAACGACCACTCATCATTTGGGAAACTACAAATCCCAATACAAATACTACAAGTAATACCAACAGGTCTTCTTGATTCATCTATATATATAACCAAATATTTTTTTTGGATCAATTAGTAAGATGTCAGATTTTGTTTTTATTTTGATAGTCACCTTGTTATTTTGTATTTATGTCGAGTATTCTGTGGGAGGAATCTTTTTCAGACAAACAAGTTTAGGTACAATAGGTTTGAATATACATTCCGGATTGTCTTATTTACTGAATCCTTTGTGTCACCGTCATTTGTGGACCTTGTCTTTGTTGGATGTAAATTACATCTTCGTACTAGGTGTCTCCTTTTTTTTCTACAAAATACTATAATGGATACGTATACACTTGTTTTTGTAAGTTTGGTCGTTTTGTTTAGTGGTGCTTATTTGTATCTTCGTTTCTATGATCCAGTTCTATTGTGTCAATGGACGTTCAATTTAGAACGAGTTTATGAATATGACAACTTATTAACTCCTCAAGAATGTCAATTATTGATTCAACGAGCAACTCCTTTGATAAAACGCAGTGACGTGTCCTCAGAAGAAAAATATGATAAGATACGTACCAGTTCCCATGTATTTTTACCTACAGATGATCCAGTGACACGAAAAATAGATTCAATTGTGTATCATACGTTAGGTATTCCGCCTTCTCATTATGAAGACTTACAAGTTGTCAATTACAAATCAACTCAAAAATATGGAGAACATTGGGACGCCTGTATTGAAGGAGATATATGTCAAAAAGAACTGGAACGATTTGGAAGTCACCGTTATGCCACATTTCTTATTTATTTGAATGAAGGATTTGAAGGAGGTGAAACCGATTTCCCTAAAAAAAACAAACAGGTGAAACCAGTCACTGGTAAGGGGGCTTTGTTTTTTAATTTAAACAATACATATGACAATATTAGAGAGACAAGTTTACACGCGGGATTGCCTCCGAAAACAGGTGAAAAATGGATGTGCAATAAGTGGATCCGTGTGAAACCTATTCTATGAGTCAGTACTTTCAATTACTTCCTGATTACACGACCATTCAAACTGTTGTTTCTTTATTTCATATAGATAAATTACAACATGATGTGTATTTACCTGAACAAAATGAATCCGAGTTGATTCAACGGTTTCAAAGTCATACAAATTTATTTGAAAGGTATTACAAACATTATCCATTCAAACAATTATTTATGACCTTGTCTTTGAAACGATGTATTACCATATTACGACATTTTTTGTCTGTTATAAACTATGGTTTACTCAAAGAAAAAACGGGCTATCGTTTGATTGATATTGATTTTATCAAGCGATCGCAACGAGTGACCGTCACATTTGATTAATATCCCATAATATCTTCATCTTCTACATTCATATCGAGTCTATCTTCAAATTCTCCCTCCATATCGAGGTCATTTTGATCATAATATCCTTCCTCTTCATTGTCTACAATCACGTCAAATTGAGGCAAAGGTACATCTCCGTTAGATACAGACTCTCCTTTGGATTCAAGTTGTTTGAAATATTCTAATCGTTCTTCTAATGTTTTTTGTTTGAATTCTTCACTTTGCATGTAGAGTCTATTTTCATTTGATGCATTTTGATACCAATTGACAGCACCAATGGCTTGTTTTTGAACATACACATACCGTTGATTCGCATCCATTTGATCTAATTGATTGGTGAGTTGTAGTTTTTCTCGTTCTTTTTGTAAACTTAATTGTTCTCGTAAACGAAGTTGATCTAATTTGTAGATCCACGCTGGATCATACATTTGTTCGAGTATATCAATGAAACATTCAATCAAAAACTTGGATAAGGTGTTGTAACAATCTTGGAGACTGTATTGGGGGTCGGATTCAAATTCTATCGACAAGGTTTGATGAAGTTGTGTTTCCGGATCCATAGTGGATTCAATAAAGTCTTGCATTTGATGAAACAAATCGAAAAACATTGATTCGACGACTGCAAATGATCTTGATTCCGTGTACAAGGAGGGTTGACTGGATCCTTTGAATTGAGTGAAATCAATCGGTTTGAGTAAAGGTAACAATAACTCAAAGTATCTATATTTTTCATAATACGACTGAAAGGTTTGCTTTTGAGGTCCCGGTAAAAACATGTCAGAATGGATAGTCAAATAGGTTTGATCGAGTATGTTTAACGCAGATGATTCTCTGTAGTCTGTAAGTCTCCACCATTTAGGAACGGATCGATCCAGAGGTCTACGGTGGGCTATTTGAGAGATACGTTGAATCAAGTTATCATACAAAGTTGACATTTCAGATAGAGTTAGTTGAGAGTAAGGTTTTGTCGGATCGTAGTTTGCATCCCCTGGTTGTGGTGGACGAAACAAATAGGTCCAGTTTTGATAGTTTTTCCCAAATACCAATTTGGATGATTTCATGAATTGTAAGGCTTCGGGTAATTGATCACTCGTATCTACAAATTCGATCAATGATTTGGATTGTTCTTCAGACTCGATTTGTATATCTGTAATGATATCTCGTAGTTTGTTTGATTGTAAGTTCCCTTCTAAGACGTCTAACGAAGCTGTCCACAAGATGTCTAATCTATCGATCGGTGTTGTGTAAGAAATTAACCGTGTCAAATACGAATACTTGGAAGGTTTGGGTTGATACGGGTAAATCGGTTCAAGTTTGGTTTGTGTTTGGATGTTGAGTAATATATCGCTAAATGACTCTTGTTTGATTTGTCGATTGCATTCATCAAGTTGTAAATTGACATCAATCTCTAATGAAGCATAATTCAATCCCTGATGATTTACGCGTAATGTGTCATTTATATCATAACAAAATCGTTGTTTGAATCGATCCACGACTCTATCCCCATCTATTTGTGAAAATATGTCTGTAGACAACAATCCATAGATACGTTTCGGTTGTGTTGTCAAAAAGGGTAATTGAATGTTTTGAAACCGTTGATGATCATTTTCCTCAATATCGGTTGATCCAAATTGTTTGTAATAGTCAATAATTTGGGCTAACAGTCGTTTCAACTTCGGTAAGTTCACGGTAGTTGTTTTGAATGATTGGGTTTCTAAACTCCAACCGCCTTTTTGAAATATCTCGAGAACTTGTTGTTTATGTTTCGGTTCAATGGTTTGGATTAATCGATAAATCAATTGGTTCAAATAGTTGGAATCTATATGAGTTCCTGATAAATAAATCGTGTATCCATACAAACGTAAAAACGATTGATTGACTAAAATATCGGATACAGTGATACCATATTCTTTGTATTTAGGTTCAACTTGTTTCAATGAAATTACGTTTCCCGAGTTTTCAAGTTGATATTCCACTAAATTTTTCATCAACAATTGACCTTTGTTTTGTTTCAATGTTTCTTCGGTATTTAATTGACGATTGATAGATTCAACCAATTTGTTGTCAGGTAACGGTTTGTATGTTTTCCACGTTCGTTTCAGATAGTGAGTTTCCGATTGGATATCCATCTGGTAATAATATTTGATTTTCTGGGTGATTTCAGGATAATAAGGACTCAATAAATAGCGTAACACACGTTTGATTTGATCTTTCGGTTTCAGAATGTCTGGATTTTTGTATTCTTTCAAAAACAATTTGCAGTGATTCCATAAACTACCTTTCAATCTTCCAGAAAGCAATGTCAATTTACTTAGTAACATATCGACTCCTTTGGATTCAACAGGAAACGATTCGGGTTGAGCGAATTGATCTAAGAAATCGGGTACATCAAAATCGAGTAAATGATATCCATCGGGTGTATCTTTGTATCCGGGTATGTTGATTTGGATACATACTAAGGTACATACAGAAAACAAACATAATTTGTTGACATCATGAATGTAAGACCGTATTTTGGAGAGTAATTCCTTTCGTTTGTTTTTGGGTAATTTAGGTAATTGTCGTTTCAACGAAGGATACGATTCAGTCATGACTCGTACTTTATCATACCGATAATCCGCGAAAGATTCTTCATTCATCAATTCATAGGTGTTCAATATGAGAAGTTGATCTTCTTGTGACAAGTTGACTCCAAAATTAATTGATAACGTTTCGATTAATTTCAAATCGTTGATTTGTTTCGATGTCAATTGAAGTTTATCTTCCTTCTCATCTGTAGGTAACACTTCTTTTGTTTGCATAGGTTGATCCCCTTCAAATCCTTCTAATAAACTAAAGTCTTCGGGAGCAAGATATTCATTACAATTACGACAATACACGACTCCATCGATTGTATCTCCAGCCCAGTTTGTCATAAGAGATTCATAGGCATCTTTATCCCGTGTAATTTCACACGCTGTACAATGATGTTTACACAAACATCGTTCTTCCATATAAATATCAAGCAACCAATTCGAATTAGGTTCAGGTTTTGTATAGCGATCGATAAATGTTCGCAAATAATTATTTTTCTGAACGATGTTTGTTTCTCGAAAGATAATTTGTTTTAACAAGCGAATGAGTAGGAATGGATTCGGTTTTGTTGGAGAGAGTTGGGGTTTTGGTTTGGGAGAATATTTCCATCGTTTGGTAGAGTTGACCCGTTTTTTGAGTAGTTTGTTCGCATAGGTTTTATCAAGTACAGTCATATCATGGATTCGTATATCATATTGAAGCAACAGTAATTCAATATCGTGATAATTGTAAATAGGAATCGAAAGTGTGTCTAACATGTCTCGAATCGAAGGTAATATGTCTTGTAATTTTGATAGCATAGATCCAGACGCTCTTTGTTTGTATATCATCGTTTGTTTGTTGGAATACGAATTGGTTGAATCGAGCATCACGGTTTGAGAATTGGTAAACGCATCGGCTAGAGATTGATAGGGATTTGTTTGCATAAACAATTGTTTTGTAGACAAAGGTAATCTATCATTCGATAAGTGAAGATTGACATTCAAATTGAAATATTTATTGGGGAACAAGACAATTTGATCATAACCGAAGGTATCTGAGGGCACTAATTGAGTTGACACCGAATCTTTGGTTTCATAATACATGGGAAAAGGGGCTCGTCTAGAATCTATACCAAATTCCTTACGGTTCATCAAATACCGTCCACTGTAAGGTTGAATCGTTCCTTGCGTTTGGTCTACTAATTGGGTTGGAGAATCTTGAGTGGATCTTTCTATCCCAACTTTTTGAAAATAATCGTTTGCGGATTGTAAAGCAAGTTGTTTAGACTCTATTTCTTGGAATTGATCTACATAAATGAATGGAGAATCGATAATAGTTTCCTCTACATTTTTGTAAACTCGTTTGTAATTAGTACTGATAGGACGCAACCATGGGGGAAGAGACTCATATTTGTCAAGGTAATTGGGTTCTGTTTGTTCTTTCATAGACAATAGTTCATCAAATCCATTGGACAAATCTATGACAAGTTGAGTTTGATTGTAGGTTTCCATTGAATCTAAAATAGAAGACAACAAGATATCACGAGTTTCGGATAAAGTATATTGATAGTCTTTCATACTCGCTTCCACAGTTTGGAATTTGATTTCAGGGTAAATATCTTGTTTCAATGTTTCCACTACAAAATCATCGAGTGTATCTTGTTCTTCTTCTGGAGATAAGGCTTTCACACGTTCAATATCCAATAGTTTATAGTCTTCTGTTTCCAATACAATTTGTAAATACATATCAATGGTTAGTTTGACAAAATCATTGACTTCATTGGATACGGTGATCTTATTTTCGGTATCTTCAATGTCAACAACCGTTCCAATAAATAACCCTTGATCTTTGAAAACTAAGATCAATTCATCATCCAGAGATATTGAGGTTTCATAGACCGATGAATTAGAGTCAATGGGATCCTCTGGTATATCAAAATCAGGATCAAAGGTTGATTCATCCATGATATATATGTATTGTATATAATAATAATAACTTAAAATTAATCCTCTTAAATAGACTAAGAATGGAATTACAACAATGGATTCATGTAACCCCAACGTACCTCGATGAATTTCGCAATCAAGGATTGATTGTCAAAAAAAAGCGGTCTCTTGCAATTGTCAAATATCCTTACAACTATTCTCAGTTGGAAGAACCCTGGAAACGCGTTTGTCGAGGGGCGGTTATCGATCTAGACACACACAAAGTGATTTGTGTACCTCCCCAAAAATCTAAGTTACTTGAACCGACAGACTATTTGACAACCGATGGAACTATCTATGAATTACTCGATGGAACTATGGTGAATATGTTTTGGTACAAAGATCAATGGATGTATTCTACACGTAGTGATATCGGAGGAAACAATCGTTGGAACCGTCGATCGATCCGTCAATTATTTGAATCTACGGTAGATATATCCAAACTCAAGGATTGTCTCGATACCTCTCATTGTTACAGTTTTGTCTTGTCTCATCCTAAGATTCGTAATGTAAGTCCCGTCGATCAACCGAAGGTTACCTTAGTGGAAGTGACAGATTTAGTTACATTTCAAAAGAAACCGTATCCTCAAGATCTACCTTGTGACTCGAGTCAACCTATGGACAAACCTTTGTCTCAATGGATTCAAACAACTTTGGAGTCGAACAAAGACAATGCAAGTTGGAAAGGTATTACGATTAAAACAGAAACAATGCGTTGGAAACTATTAAACCCATTCTATGTTACAATCAAAGAAACATTGAGTGTGAATTCATCGAATTTACTTTATAAATATATACATACGTTTAAAAAAGGTACATTACTAGACTACATATCCATGTATCCGGAAGACAAACCACAATTTACGAAGTATTCCAATCAATATGATGAATTGTGTAAACAATTACTTTCAATGTATCACAAAGTGATTGTTCATAAAACAATGGAAAAACAAAAGGTACCCTATCATTTGAAACCTTTGATGTATGATTTACATAAGGTATATTTACAAACACAAGATTATATTTCCGAAGAACGTGTTCGTGAATTTATGAAATCACAACACGAATCAAGACTTGTGTTTGTCATGAATTATGTTCAATAATCTCATAGTCATCGAGTAGATCTTCATCTTTCGGTTCTACTGATTCCACGGATTCAGTGGATTCTGTAGATTTAGATAAGATTCGTAAGTTATGTGTATGGGTATAATACATTCGATTGTTTGTTTTGACTAAACGAATCGATCGTTTAGATTTGTATCTTTTTTTTTCAATCAGAACGCCTGTTTCCCCAGTTTGTTTATCATACACTTGGGTGTTGAGTGTGTAGTTATGATTCGGTTGACGAATATCTCGATAACCTAAGGAATACATACTTTTGTTTTGCTTTTTTCCTTTTCCTGTGTGACCTCCACTATAGTTGTGTCCATTGTAACTACCCGGTGACATTGCTAATTGAAATTTGTTATTTAGTTATTTTTAAATATTTGTTAGAATATAGATAATGAAACAACGTACCCATAAATCGACTCCAGAGAAACGAGTTCGTTTTCGAAAGAAAGTGGAAGTATCTCCTTACAATTCGGGGGCTTATGTCACTTTTTTGAAAAAGTCTAGGAAATTGAAAGGAGGTGCTAAAAAGACAATGAAAGATTTAGAAAAAAAACTAGATGAAGAACGAAAGAAAACAATTGAAGGCATGATAGTTGGAAATAAAAATGAACACAGAATACCAATTAATCATGCGATCGATGGTCTTTTCAAACAAGCAGGACATAGTCAAGTGGGTCCACCACATTTTATGAAACCTCAACCCTGGATGACTAAATACAATCAAGTCAAAAATACAATGACGATGATTGGTGAAAAATTGAACGATCCAGCCTTGAAACCAGGTGGTCAATTACACGTTCGTTTGCAAGATATCAAAAAAGATCATAAAACAAAACTAAAAGAAGATAATAAAAGGGTCAAAGAAATTGAACGGGAATTTAGTCGATTGACGGTGGTTCCTTCAAATAAACCAAAGAAAACTAAAATGAGAGGAGGCTCTACAAAAAGACGACGTTACAGGAAAAAGTCGTATGATATCAATCGATCGGGTTCAGAAATGAGTGTGTTTTTCAACGGTATGATGAAATAAACTTACTTGGATTGTTTTTTCTTAGATTGTTTCTTCTTTTTTGTTTTCACAGGTCGTTTAACTGCACCAAACTTGCCTTTTTGCGTATAATAACCAGCTTTCTTTAATCGTTGTTCTTTCTTAGCACGTAAGCTTTGTTTTTTAGAGACAATGCGTCCCCACTTATTTTTTTTCAAGTCTTTACGAGTCAATCCACCACGCGTCTTTTTTGCTGTTCGACGCCACACACGGGCTCGTGTTCCATAGGTATCCATATATATATATTATCTAGATATATTATTTTTCCATTTATTCTTCCGGTTCTTCCGGTTCTTCGGGTTCTTC